TTTGCTACCACCACAGAGTACCTTCTTTAAGTTTCAGATTCAAGATGATAAACTTGGAACAGAGCTACCTAAAGATGTACGGTCTGAACTTGACTTAAGTTTCTCGAAACTTGAAAGGCAGGTAATGGATTCTATCGCTGCTTCAAGTGATAGAGTAACGATACACCAAGCGATTAAACATCTAGTTGTAGGTGGTAACGCCCTATTATATATGGGTAAGGAAGGTATTAAGCATTACCCATTGAACAGATATGTTGTAGAACGAGATGGCAACGGCAACGTAATTGAGATCGCCACAAAAGAATTAATTAATAGAGAACTACTACCTGCTGAGTTCCTAGCACTAGAGGGTATGCCAAATCACCCTGGTGACTACGGTGCAAATGGTACTGGTGGTAACTCTGAAGATGTGGAAGTCTTCACCTGTGTTAAGTTACGAGGTAACAAATGGGTGTGGCACCAAGAGGCATTCGATAAGATCATTCCTAATACCCAAGGCAAAGCACCCAAGGATGCTAGCCCATGGTTGGTACTTAGGTTCAACTCAATTGATGGTGAAAACTACGGACGTGGTAGAGTAGAAGAGTTCTTAGGAGACTTCCGATCATTGGAAGCACTCTCTCAGGCACTCGTAGAAGGCTCTGCAGCGGCTGCAAAAGTAATCTTTACTGTATCACCTTCAAGCTCTACTAAACCTGCCACGATAGCGCAGGCAGGCAACGGAGCAATCGTCCAAGGACGACCAGATGATATAGGTGTCATCCAAGTTGGTAAGACAGCGGACTTCCGTACAGCTGCGGAGCTGGCTAACCAATTAGAGAAACGTTTACTCGAAGCTCACCTAGTTTTAAACATAAGGCAGAGTGAACGGACCACAGCTGAAGAGGTACGCCTCACACAACTAGAACTAGAACAACAACTCGGTGGTCTATTCTCACTGTTAACTGTTGAGTTCCTAGTACCATACTTGAATAGAAAACTACTTACCTTACAAAGGACAGGTGAGTTACCACGTATACCTAAAGGCATAGTTAAACCTACTATCGTAGCAGGTATTAATGCACTAGGACGTGGACAGGATAGAGAATCATTAACAACATTCATCACAACGATTTCACAAGTGCTTGGTCCAGAAGCAATGACTAAGTATGTTAATGCTGATGAAGCAATCAAACGTCTCGCTGCTGCACAAGGTATTGATGTACTCAACCTTGTCAAGTCTATGGAGCAACAGCAAGAGGAAGCACAAGCTGCACAAGATGCAGAGATGGATCAAACCATGGCTTCACAAGCTGCATCGTTTATGAATGCTCCTATCGCTGACCCATCCAAAAACCCTAACGCAGAGGAGATGATTAAAAATGTCACAGGCCAAGCCGACGAGGCCCAAGAGGGCACCCCGCAAGAAGGTTTCGACCCCGCCCAAGCCTCAGCTTGAAGGGGATGATATAGCTAAACCCACCTCCCTCGAGACTAATAAGTATGCACCTAAAGCTAGGATAGGAGCCAACCTATCTGGTAAGAAGGTAACTAAAGTTGGCCTCGGAGGGCTATCAACAGTAACATCTTATGGCAATTAATATGACATATGACCCTAGTGATGACCCTGATGCTCAAGAAGCTGCAGAAGCTAGAGACTCAGAGGCACTAGAGGTTGGTGAAAAACTAGAACAAGAACAAAATGAATTACTAGCTGGTAAGTATAAAGATGCAGAGGAACTTGAAAAAGCATACCTTGAGCTCCAGCAAAAACTTGGCTCTAAGGAGGAGACAACTGAAAAGACTGAGGCTACTACCGACGAAGTAGAGACAACAGATGATGAGGAATTCAATCCATTTGCTGATGATCAACAAGCTGATGTAGTCTTTAGAGCTTCAGAAGAATGGGCAGAGAATGGTGAGATCTCTGCTGAAACACAGGAAGCTATCAAAGAAATGAGTGGTGAAGAGGTGATGGAAGCCTACACTCGGATCAATAAGATGGTAGCTGCAGGTGGTTATGAAGATCCAGGTGCTGACCCAGGTCAAGAACTTGGTGATGAAGAAGTTGCAGCTATTCATAATGCAGTAGGTGGTGAGCAAGCTTATCAAAATATGATAGGTTGGGCTCAAGATAACTTTACTGAAGGTGAGATTGCTGCCTATGATAATGCATTAGAATCAGGTAATCTTTCTACTATTAACCTAGCTTTACAGGCACTGTATTATAGATATGCAGATGCTAATGGTACTGAAGGTGAGATGATACAAGGTAAAGCAGCTTCACCTACTGAGGGATTCCGAAGTCAGGCAGAAGTTGTAAGAGCTATGTCTGACCCACGTTATGAAAACGACCCTGCATATAGACAGGATGTGTATAACAAACTCGAACGCTCTAGCGTAAACTTTTAACTATGGCAAAAGCAACTCCTTATGATCCTGCTAACAGGAGCATTACTAACACAGAATATATGGTAGCTGCAACTGGAGACAGATGGTTCCCAGCAGCTTACGAACAACCGAATACAAATAAGTATGACTACAATGCTGTCATCAATCCTACCAAAGGAGAAGCAGTAGTAGCATGACCACTCTCTCAGTACAAAAATCCCCTCTTCAGAATTGGGATGAGTTTTGTGACTGGGTTACGAGCACTGACAACCGCCTCTATGTGGGGTGGTTCGGTGTGCTCATGATACCCGCACTCTTAACAGCAGCAACTTGTTTTATTATTGCCTTCATCGCTGCGCCCCCTGTGGACATTGATGGCATACGAGAACCAGTCGCAGGCTCATTACTTTATGGAAACAACATTATATCTGGAGCTGTTGTACCTAGTAGCAACGCTATTGGGATGCACTTCTACCCCATCTGGGAAGCTGCTACAATTGATGAGTGGCTCTACAATGGAGGACCTTATCAGCTCATCATCATGCACTTCCTTATTGGCATCGCAGCTTACATGGGACGCCAATGGGAACTTAGTTATAGACTTGGAATGCGACCATGGATAGCAGTAGCTTATTCCGCACCAGTCTCAGCAGCATTCGCTGTGTTCTTAGTGTACCCATTTGGTCAGGGGAGTTTCTCTGATGGTATGCCTCTTGGTATTTCCGGTACTTTCAATTTTATGTTCGTCTTCCAAGCCGAGCATAATATCCTCATGCATCCATTCCATATGCTTGGTGTTATTGGGATGTTCGGGGGAGCTTTATTCGCTGCTATGCACGGAAGTCTCGTTACTTCCTCGATTGTTAAAGAGACGACTGACATTGAGTCGCAGAATTATGGCTATAAGTTTGGCCAAGAGGAGGAGACGTACAACATTGTTGCCGCTCATGGTTACTTCGGGAGGTTAATTTTTCAGTATGCTAGTTTTAATAATAGCCGTTCTCTCCATTTTTTCCTTGCTGTTTTCCCAGTCGTTTGCATATGGTTTACCTCTATGGGAGTCTCAACCATGGCATTTAATCTTAACGGCTTTAACTTCAACCAGTCTATACTCGACTCTTCAGGAAAAGTGGTACCAACTTGGGCAGATGTGCTCAACCGTGCCAACTTAGGTATGGAAGTTATGCATGAACGTAACGCACACAATTTCCCGCTTGACTTAGCGGCTACTAAGGAGGTAGAATATGGATAAGAAAACACAAGCTAAACATGATAGAAGGGTTAACGCTGCTAATGCAGTAAAACATAACCCATCATTAAGAAAGAAAATAATGTTAAACGCTGCACAAATTTACATTAAAGGAATATAATGCCTAAAGGAAAAGGTACTTACGGTACCAAGAAAGGGAGACCCCCTAAAAAATAAAATAGTATAGTGGCGACCTGACTTATCATCCTCGCCCAGTACATTTATTCTAACCCCTAATGTCTAACAACAAATTTGCAACTGAACCACAAATCGAAGTAGTAGATCAACCTTACTTTGAGAATGCTGAACGTGTCAACGGACAGCTAGCTATGCTTGGATTCATTGCAGCAATCGGTTCCTATATATTTACTGGACAGATTATACCTGGAGTATTCTAGGTAGCAATGGCGGCTCGATAGTCGAATCAGAAGAAGCCACCTCACACCACGTCCGTTCATCCCTTCGGGGGACGCATGAAACCACATCATGGAACGGGGGTGTGGTACTGGAGTATTACAATGACTGTAAAACTAAGGTATCGTGGTGTTGAGTACACAAAAACTACAAAGTAATTAACTTAACATGAAAAAAATTGCACTTGCTCTAGCGGCATCTCTCGCTTCCGCACCTGCAATGGCTGGCGTTTATGTAAACGTCGAGTCTAACGCATCTTATACAGGCGGCGATTATACTTCCCGTACTACCGATCTACACGTAGGCTATGAAGGAGACGTAGGTGATCTTGGATACTACATTCAAGGTGGACCAGCTCTCGTTAATGGCGACGCTGTTGACGGAACCAGTGAGTTCTCAGGTAAGCTCGGAGCATCCGTAGCTGCATCTGATAACCTAGATGTGTATGGTGAAGTATCATTCATCACTGATGAAGATGCTGACAACGCATACGGCACCAAAATAGGTGCTAAATATAACTTCTAATTATGGCACATCAAACAGCAGGTATGACGGCTTATGTCACTACGTTATCACCTGAACCTGAAATAAAAGATCCGGTTGATACCAACCCTAGTGACTACCAACCACCTGGTGTTGATGAAGAAAGAGAACCTCAATCTTTGGAAGAAGCTCTCACAGGTTAGTGAGTTATGGCTGGGAGTCTTCGGACTCCTGGCCTTCTTTATATTTGTCGAGGTATTACATACTCGATATCACCATAAAGCTGCACCTTACTGTGCAAGGGTAGAGACACCTCAGAGTCGGATCTCTATCTAATTGGCTTTGGCCCAGTACGCTGGATACCCTTAGCCGTCTAGACGGTGGGAAAGACCACAACAAAGCGCAAAAAATTTCAGCTGAGAACGTATATAATTTAACCTTTATCCATATCAATGGCTCATCAGAATAGCGCATTGCTCACCTCGCTTACCGCGCCAGGTGCTGATAATGCGACCCGCGCAGGTGGTACCTTTACAACCGCCGAGCGTCGGGCTTTATTCCTCAAGCTATTTAGTGGAGAATTGTTCAAAGGATTCCAACGCAATACAATTGCAAGGGATCTAGTAACCAAGCGTACCTTGAAGAACGGCAAATCATTGCAGTTCATCTATACAGGTAGGACTAACAGTGAGTTCCATACTCCTGGTCAATCCATTCTTGGTAACTCAGACAATGCTCCTCCAGTAGCTGAGAAGACAATCACTTGTGATGACTTGCTCATCTCCAGTGCATTTGTATATGAATTAGACGAGACACTTTCCCACTATGACTTAAGGGGAGAGATCTCACGTAAAATCGGTTATGCTCTAGCAGAGAATTATGACCGTCGTATCTTCCGTGCAATCACCAAGGCTGCACGTAAAGCATCACCTGTAACGAAGACTAACTTCGTAGAACCAGGCGGAACACAGATTCAAGTTGGTTCTGCTACTAACTCAGGTGCTGAAGCTTATGATCCAGACAAGCTAGTGACTGCATTCTATGATGCTGCAGCTGCATTAGATGAGAAGGGTGTAAGCACTGAAGGACGTGTAGCTGTTATCAACCCACGCCAATACTATGCTCTTATCAAGGGACTAGATGGTTCTGGTCTTGGTGCTTATCTTGTTAACCGTGACGAGCAAGGAGATGCCTTACAATCAGGTAAGGGCGTCTACGAGATCGCAGGTATCAAGATCTACAAGTCAATGAACATTCCGTTCTTTGGTAAGTTTGGTACTAAGTATGGTACTGCATCAGCCACTGCTCCTGGTACAACTGATCCTGGTAACACAGGTTCATTCGTTGGCGAAGCAATGGGTGATCAACATAACGACACCGTTAACGACTACGGACAAGAAGCTAAGTTCAACAACAGTTGTGGACTTATCTTCCAGAAGGAAGCCGCTGGCGTTGTCGAAGCAATCGGACCTCAAGTTCAAGTAACTTCTGGTGATGTATCCGTGATTTATCAGGGCGATGTCATTCTAGGACGCTTGGCTATGGGAGCCGACTACCTTAACCCAGCTGCTGCTGTTGAGTTGTTCTGCGGAACAGCTACAAAGCCTGCTGCATTCGGGTAATGTACATAGGGGAGTTCTCACGCTCCCCTTTTTTATTAACAATTCTTTATATGGCTTCCACAACTGTAGATACCGAGACCGAACTCTCCGCTGTTAACTCAATCCTGGGAGCTATTGGTCAGTCACCTATTAGTGTCCTGAAAGATCCTAATACAGGTGTAGTCACCAACGCTAACCCAGAGATTCAGTTTGTTTATAACTTACTACGTGATTCAAACGTAGATATACAGAGTGAAGGTTGGCATTTTAATACTGAAAAACATGTAGCTTATGTACCAGCTGATGTTGATGGTATTAAAAAGATAGCAATAGGTAATGATATACTTCAAATGGATGTGTCCAAAGGCTGGTCACATAGACAATATGATGTAGTAAAAAGAAACGGATATTTATATGACAAGTTTGATCACACTGATGATTGGGGTGATCTACCAGATGATGGTATAGATTTAGATATCACAAGACTATTTGAATTTGAAGATCTACCCTCTGTATTCAAGAGATACGTTACTAACATGGCAGCTGGTAGAGCAGCTACACAATTAGTAGGTAACCCTCAATTAGTACAACTACTAGCCACTAGAGAATCGTTTGCTAGAGCAGCTTGTATAGAATACGAATGTAATCAAGGTAATCATACTATGTTTGGTCTACCAGAAGATAGTGTGTATACTGGATATCAACCCTGGAGGAGTTTAGCAAGGTAATGGCAGGAATTACACAAACTGTACCCAACTATGTTGGAGGTATATCTGAGCAGTCAGATGATAAGAAAAATCCAGGCATGGTTAAAAGTTTAGTGAATGCTATACCTCATTTATCTAAAGGATTATACAAAAGACCTGGTACTAAACGTGTAGGTACTGATAAATTAGCTTCAGGTGGTACTGCTATACCTGCAGGTGGTTCATGGTTCCATTATTATCGTGATGAATCTGAAGGTGCTTACATAGGTCAAGTAGCAACTGATGGTAAAATTAGAATGTGGAAATGTTCTGATGGTACTGAGAAAAATGTATGGTATCACACAGATAACTCAGCATATAACGGAAGCAACTCTGATCACACAGCTATAACTACCTACTTATCTGCTAGTAATACTGAGGATGTCCAAGCATTAACTATTAACGATACTACCTATCTTAATAATAGAGACACAGTTGTAGCTACAACAGGTACTACAGATGCTAGACCTCATACGCATTGGGCATATATAGAACTTAAAAAAGCAGAAAATGGTAGGCAATATGGTCTGAATATTTATGATAATGAAACCACATCTACTATTAAAACCGCTACTAGATTGAAAGTTGCAAGTGATACTTTATACGAAGGATCTCACTCAGGACATTGCCCTGGTATAGGTACACAAGTATTTAGTGGTGCTGAAACAAATACAGGATCTAGAAAAAACTTAACTTTCAGATTAACTACTGTAGGACAACAAGGTCAAGTACCTCATACAAATACAGACGATGATCCAGGTGCTGATAACTGGCGGTGTAGTTATAGTAGAAGAGTAGAGTTATTACATGGTGGTGAAGATTGGGAAGATGGTGATACTACAACTGTAACACTAAACAATGCTCCTGGAACATCTGGAGATGGAGGAGGAGGTGGAACATGGGTCGATTCAACTTACACAATTGAAGTTACAGAACATGTTGCAACAACAGTTAAAGCTAATATAAAAGCAGTTAGACCTGCTCCAACACCCTTCGATCAATCAACATGTGTAACAGCTGATACTATTCTTGGTGGTATTATAGGTGAACTTCCAGGTGGATTCAGTTATTCAACTATAGGTAATGGTATATATCTAACAAGATCTACTGCATTTAATGTAGAAGCTACTGATTTAGATTTAATGAATGTAGTTAGTAGTGAGATAAATGATGTAACAAAACTCCCTAATCAATGTAAGCATGGTGTAATTATAAAAATTGCTAATACCCAGATGTCTAATGAAGACGACTATTACATGAAGTTTAAGGGAGAGAATGGTTTAGATGGAAAAGGTTCTTGGGTTGAATGTGCTGAACCTGGTATTGTAAAAAGCTTTGATGCTACTACAATGCCTCATGTACTACAGCGTATGAGTGATGGAGACTTCTTAGTCAAGAAAAATACTTGGAAGGATCGTGTAGTAGGTGATGATTATACTAACCCTATACCAACCTTTGCTAAAGATAGTAACAAAATTAATAGAGTATTATTCTGGCAAAATCGCTTAGTATTTTTATCAGGAGAAAGTGTTATATGTTCTAAACCTTCTGACTTTACTAACTTCTGGTCACAAACTGCATTAACTATTAGTAATATAGATCCTATAGATATAACATCTAGTTCAACTTATCCATCAGATTTGTTTGATGGTATAGAAACAACTACTGGATTAGTAGTATTTAGTACTAACCAACAATTCTTATTAGCTTCAGATGATGCAATACTAAACAATGATACTGCTAAGATAAGAAGTATCTCAATGCTTAATTATAATCATCATGTACCTCCATTCTCTTTAGGACTTACTACAGGTTACTTAGATAATTCTGGGAAGTACAGTAGATTCATGGAGATGGCTAATGTACAAAGAGAAGGTGAACCTATAGTTTTTGATCAGAGTACTGTTGTACCTACATTATTAGATAAAAATATTGATTTAATAGCTAACTCAAGAGAGAATGGTTTGCTATTATTTGGTAAGACAAATTCAGATACAGTTATAGGGTATAAGTATTTGATCATTGGTCAGAAACGTATGCAATCTGCATGGTTTAAATGGAAGTTTAATAATCCTTTAAGATATCATTTTATAGTTAATGATACTTATTACATGTTAGATATGGATGGTTTCTTACAAACTCTCAATATTGTACAAAGTGATACAGATCCAAGTATAGATCAAGATGATGTTAATTATTTACTACACTTAGATAATTATACTACAATTAGTGGTGGTAGTTATAGCGATACAACACAACTAACTACATTCAGTAATGTGAGTTGGATGCCAAATGTAACCTCACCTAACGGTAAACTTGTACTAGTTGACTCAGATTCAAATACTGCTAGAGAAGGTAGATACGCTGAAACCACTGCTACATCTACTACCTCATTCACAGTACCTGGAGATTGGTCTAGTGCTACATTGAATATAGGATATCTTTATGATTATCAAATTGATTTCCCTAGAATGTATGTAACAAAATCATCAGGTGAGAAAACTGTAGCTGATGTAAATGCATCACTTATTATCCATAGAGTAAATATAAACTTTGGTAAGATAGGTCTTTATGAAACTACATTAACTAGATTAGGTAAAGATCCTTATACAGAAGTCTATGAGTCTACAGATCTAGATGAGTATAATGCATCTGATGCACCTTACTTAGAAGAGATACAGAAAACGATACCAGTTTATGAGAAAAATTTAAACGTAGATTTAACACTTAAATCCACACACCCAGCACCTGCCACACTACATTCTATGTCGTGGGAAGGTGATTATTCACCCATGTTTTATCGACGTGTCTAAATTAGATCAATACGTTCACCCTATAACGATGGAGGCTGCTATGGATGTAGCCTCTAATCTACGTCCAGATGACCGCAGAGAAGCCGAAGAGGGTTGGGGAGTAGATCCTACAGAAACCCTCTCTTTGGCAGCTCAGGAGGGCTCCTGTGTATGGTTCGAGGTGCCTAACGGCAAGACTGCCGGAGTGGCCGGAGTAGATCCAGGAGGTCAGATATGGATGGTATGCACACCTGCAATCGAAGAGTATCCAATTACATTTGCTAGAGAAGCAAAGCGGTGGGTTGAGAGTAGACCTGAGCCGTTGCTTTGGAACATAGTTGACAAACGCAACACTGTTCATTTGAAACTACTCAAATTTTTAGGGTTCAAATTTTTACGAGAAATTTCTCACGGACCCAACCAATTGTCCTTTATAGAGTTTTGCCGTGTGTCAAGGAGCAGGAGCCGCAAAGGCTAAGGCTAAAGCATACGAACATCAATTACATGTTGCAGAAATGGAGCAGCATGGAAAGAACATCGTAACTAAAGTCAAACAAACAGATTATTTAAAAAATAGAGATGCAGTCAATTTAGCTTATTCACGTAGAAAAGCTGATATTGATTACAAAGTTGCTACTGAAATACGCAACGCATTGAAGAATAACGAGACCTTAGCTAAGCAGTTCGCAGCCAAAAAGTATTCACCACAACTTGGCAGATCTACTAGAGCTGGTAAAGGTCAAGAAAGAGCTATGTTACATGCTCAGTCTCAGCAAAGAGCACAGTTAGAATATAACGTAGGAGAAGGAGCACAAATTGCTATGAGAGGTGCTGGGTATGAGATGCAAAGCAGACATAACCAAGCACTTACTAAACTTGGTATACCCCCATCACCAACTATCGCACCACCTAAACCTGTATTTAAAGGTTGGGGTGAGAAGCTTACAGAGGCTGGTATCACAGCACTGTCTATTGCAACTGGAGCAAGTAGTGCAGGTGCATTCGGTAAAACTACTGGCGGTGAGAACAAAAGCATTTTCGAGTGGATCGGTGGAGATTAAATCATGACGCAATCATTTTTACAAGCACCTATGATAGGTGACGCAGGTTTTGTACAACCTCAACAATATGGTGATACCATAGCAAGTAATACCCAGGCATTCCAAGGGGATATGACTCGGTATTACTCACAAGTAATTGAACAAGAAAATGCTAGAGCTGTAGAGAAAGACGCTTTAACCACAAAGGTTTTAAATTTCTTAGGTAAAGAAGGTTCACAGCTTGTAGCATCAGAAGTTAATCGAAGAGAGACTGATAGACAGCACGACGAGTGGTATCGGTATAATACTGGTAGAACTCAACAAGATACTAAAGATCTATTAGCGTTAAACATAGAAGAGCAAGAAGCTTTAGCCGCGAAAGGTTTAATAATTAACCTACAAAATCCTGGGATGTTCGATGAAGCCTACTTTGCAGATGCAAGAAGAAGGGTAGATAATGGTGAAATGAGTGAAGAAGTTTATACTACACTAAAAAATCTAGCTGATAATCAAGACCAAGGGAAAGTAACTCGTGACATGCTGCGAGAGGGTGTTAGGCTATATCCAAAATGGATTGAGATTGCCAGAAGAAACGGTTTAAAAGTTAGAATTTGTAATGATGATGGTTGTAAATTTAAAACTTGGGAAGAGGTAAATAAACCAGGAACACCAGGGTATTTAACTGAGAGTAAAGAGTGGATGGAAGGTGCTAATAGAGTATTCTTACGTCCTTATCAAGGTACCGCTGAAGAGGGTTGGACTGATCCTCGTCAAATAAAAAGAATTTTAATACCAGCTATTCATAAATTTAGAGTAGATGAACAAGTTAAAGAAGGTCAAGAGATAGCTGAAGTTAACAGAAAAACACAGAAAAGTAAAGACTATCAAAGTGCAGTATCAGCGATAGTATCAATAGGTGGTCAAACTACCGATACTTCTAAAGCTAATTCTATGAGGGCTGTTGAACTTACAAACTGGGCAAAGTCAGATGGTATGCGTTATGGTGGTGGTGCCGCTGCAATTGAATGGTTAAAGAATGAAGTACTAACTAGAGGACAAAGAGGAGATTTATCTACTGAAGAGATTGCTGCCTTCCGTGGAGCTTTACAGGGACAGTTCAGAGGTAATGATGGTAATCTACATTCTCTAGGTACAACATTTGAGGATGGTAAAGAAAAACCTGGTTATTGGAAAAGTATTCAAGGTCTTGAAACTGCTTTGACTTTAGCAGAAAAAAGGAATTTAGCTACACAAGAACAAATCAGAGCTAATGATCGTACTAATCAAAAAGTAATAGCATTAGGTGCAATAGATAAAATTTCACAAGAAAACGGTGGGGTACCACCAGACGATGAAACAATGATGCAGTTAATAAAAGGTACTCATAGCAGATCAGCTGAATTTGGTTTAGAACCTTGGAAGCCTAGTTGGGGTCACCAAGGTTGGGTAAATTTTGTAAACCAACATAGTCCTTCAGAAGCTTTATCAGAAACTAAAAAAGTCATAGCTAATGCTTATATGTCAAGGAGTGGTGGCTATCTTCCTGATGATAGTTTTATTAAAGGTATGACAGCTCAGGATTATGGTTACTATAAACAATTTGTAGGTAATCCATATGCACCTAGTACAAAAGTTGCTGAAGAATTTATAAAAGGTAGAGCTACTACTTATTATCAAAGTAGTGGAGATATTAATAAAGGTGATGCACAAAGAGTTACTGAATCTAACTTGATGAATGTATGGAGTGCTAGTGTACAGGGTGATATAGAGGATGGTATAACTAATAAAAACGATATCCTGAAAAATGCTCAAAAAGCAGTAGTTGACGCTTTAGGTGATCCTGATAACCCAGGAGTAGCTGTAGCTCCAACAGATGCATATGGTTTGGTTACTCATGATTTTGGAGATGTTACCCAAACAACATTAAATAGAAAAAATGCATTAGTTGAAGATCGTAAAGCTATTAAAAAATATGGCAATGCTTATATTACTCAAGCAATATTACCAGGAACACCGTTAAAGATTAGAGAACAATTATTATACGATGGTAAAAGAAATAATGTTTCTCCAGAGGTTCAAAATTATTATCAGTATTTAGCTAAAGCATCTTCACCTCCAGGTTCTAGAACTCCTCTTAATTGGTGGGCTATAGCTAATGCTCAATACCAACTACTAAGAATTGAAGCTGGTTTAAGTAATGATCAATCCAAAAACATGACTACTGATGGACAAATTAAAGAATATGTTACTATTACACCACCAGTTAGATCTTGGAAAGGTATTGATACAACAGGTCAGTTACATAAAATCTTAAATCCACATAATACTAATGCTATGACTTTAGCATTAGTTAACGATACTACAGTTGAAGGAGAAAAACCTGCACCATGGTTAGTTGAAAACTTAAAGCTGGCTGAAGCTGAAGCCAATGGTGGCTATAATGCATTTACATTTGGTGCTAGAGGTGGTGATATATTTGGTGAAGGTTTCCAAGATAGTTCAAAAGTAGATAGACCTTATTCTGGTGACTTAACAACTACTTATGTACAACCTATATCTGAGTTAAGTATTGGTCAAATACAAACCCTCCAAGAGGAAGGTGTTATAGATCAAGTAGGTATTTATGGTTTTGATCAGGATCAATTAAAAAAAGCTCTACAAGGTTCTGGTATAGCACCAGAAGCTATATTTGATCAAAGTGTTCAAGAACAATTAATTCTAGGTTACCAACGTACTACAGTTAATAATAATTCTAAAGGTACTATAGGTGAAGATATATCATGGTTAGAGTTATTAACACCCGTCGATGAATATGTAGCATTAGAGCAGAACATGCCATGGGCAAATAGAAGAGAGAATCTTATCCCTGCACTCCACGGAGTGGCTTTAGAGGCATTAAGACAATCTTCAACTACCGCATAATTACTAAGGTATAATGACAGATTCTAATTTCGGAACGCCTACAACTAGTCAGTTGGGTGATACTTCTATAACTAATAATGATATTTCTATAGAAGAAAGAAAAAAACAAGAGTATTTAGAAGACTCTATTAAAAAGACAGAAGCTAGAATAGATTACGAACAGAGAAAAATAGATTTTGAGGAGAAGCAAGCGGCAGCAGCAGCAGAAATACAACCTCAAGATTCTAGAGACGATGGTCCTTGGGACCTAGGTGACTATGCTAAGGAAGCTGGTTCAGTCGTAGCAGGTGGTTTACAAGATACTGCATCTTCTTTAATCACTGCACCTGAACGGTTAGTAGATATGATTACAGGTGAATACTCAGATGAAGTATTTGCCACTGGTAGATATACACCAGATTTTGATCCATTTACTGACCCTGATAATCCTATTGTAACTAAAACTTGGATTGGCAATCTTGCTAGAGGCTTTGTACATTATGGTACTATGATGGTACCAATAGGTGGCGCCGCTGGAGCAATTACAAAAGTAGCAGCCTTACCTAAATCAGTTGGTTTATTTAATAAAGCACGTCTTGTAAGAAGTATGGCTAGAGGTGCTGGTGCTGACGCATTATCTAGAAATTCACAAGATCATAACTTATTAGGTGTAGTTAAAAAGAAATTTCCTCATATAGATACACCTATCTCTACAAATGATTGGGATCATCCATTGATGAAAACCTTCAAAAATGTAGTTGAAGGTATGGGTCTTGGTATTGTAATGGATGGTGTCGTAGCAGCTGTAGGTAAAGGTGCTAGAGGTATTAAAGAAGCTAGAGCTAATAGAATTAAAAGTATAAAAGAACAAGTAATTGAAAAAGGAGCTGCTGAATTAGCAGACCCAAACCCTAGAGGACATAAGAATAAAGTTATAATGGATTCTCACCAAGGTTCTCCTACATCTAATGGAACTATAGATAATGTTAGAGGACAGTTGGATCAAATTCGTACAGATTATGGAGCTAAAGAAGGATCAACAGATTCTTTATTAACTCCTGTTCAATTAGAAAGATGGGGTGAAGCAGAGTATCAAGCATTCGGTAAGCAAGTATTAAGTAGTAGCAGATATCAAGCAGAAATTGCTGCTATTAAAGCTGGTCAAACTACTATGGCAGAGGCTTGGGGAAATACATTAGATCAAGTCTATCGTATTACTCAAGGTAGAGAAGCTACTGAATTATCATCAGCAGAATATTTTAAAGAACATATAGCAGCTTCTGTTGAATGGCCGATACTTAATGATAAAGGAGAAGTTATTGATAAAATTACTACTTGGTTCCCTGAAACACTAGGATCAGCTGATTTAGTCATAGGTACACTTCTAAGGGAGATACGTGACTTAGGTATTTCTGGTAGAGAAATGCAAGATCTTGTAGATCTAAATGCTGTTGATGGTTCCGCTAAAGCAATAGTAGATAAAATTCTTACAGCACTCACTGAAACCAAGCGTACGCGCATGGTTATGTCTGATCAATTTAGAAAGATCGGAGTAGGTAAAAAAGGTAAGAGTTCTGTAAGAAAAGAAATGAATGAAGCTCTAGCTGAAGAAATGGCTAGAACTAAAGAATCACTAGTAGCAATGATGAAACTTGCTTCAGATCAAAAAAGTGATGATTTAACTAAAGCTTTGTGGGAAGTATTTTCTAGTATAGATGATGTAAATAATTTAGATGACTTTGATGCTTGGGTTAAGAAAGCTATTAAAGGCGGTACTATAGACGGTAAGAAACAAACAGGTGTTTTAATAAAAAGTTTAGAAGGTAACTTTGTTCATAGTGTATTAAGTGGACCTAAGACACCTTTACGTGCTATGATGGGTACATCAACTGCTACATTCCTTAGACCATTGTCAATGGCAATTGGTGCCGGAATGAGGGGAGATGGAATGGCTGCACGTGCAGGTTTAGCATCCCTAAATGCTATGATGCAAGCAATACCAGAATCATTTACTTTATTTAAAACTCGTTTAAATTCTTATTGGAATGGAGATATCGCTACAGTTAGAACAAGATTCTATGAATCTGCTGCAGGTAATGATCAATGGGATTTAATTGGAAACTACATAGAAACTTCTCCTGATGTAGCTTGGGCAGATAAGATGTGGTATCGCATGGCTAATATGTCTAGAGCGTGGAATAATAGTAAATGGCTTACTTATTCTACAAAACTAATGGCAGCTACTGACGATGCTTTTGGTTATATTTTAGGTAGAAGTGAGATGAGAAGAAGATCTTATCTCGAAGCAATGGAGAATTTTAACAAAGGAGAGGTAACTGATATAACTCCTGAAATGTTAAAACAAGGAGAAGATAAATTTTATGCTGAAATATTTGATGCCGATGGAAATATAAAAGATGCTGCTGTAGAGGCTGCTAGAAAAGAAGTAACTTTAACTCAAGATTTAACTGGATTTTCTAAAGGTCTTAACGATGTATTTAATAATTTTCCACTGGCAAAACCTTTCTTTTTGTTTGCACGAACTGGTGTTAACGGGCTTGCTCTAACAGCTAAACATACTCCATTATTTAATAGATTAGTTACTGAAGTAAACGATATTAATCTTGCTTCACTTGGTGGTGATTTGACACCGTTAAATAAATACGGTATATATACACCACAAGATCTTATATTTGCCAAAGACTTGCAACGTGGCAGAGTAGCCATGGGCAGCTCTTTAATTGCAATGGCTAGTTGGGCTTATATGTCCGATGGTCTTACAGGTAATGGACCTGCAGATAGACAAAAAAGGCAGATGTGGCTTGATGCTGGATGGAAACCAAGAAGTATTAAATTAGGTGGTGTATGGGTTGGTTATGACTCTATGGAGCCATTTAACCAAATATTCTCTATAATAGGAGATATTGGTGATCACACTGAATTAATGGGTGAAGAGTGGACTGAAGATAATCTACAAAAACTTGGATTAGTTATAGCACAAGGTATTACAAGTAAGTCTTACCTTGCTGGTATGACTCAGTTTGTTGAATTATTCTCAGGCAGACCTGGACAATGGGAAAGAATTGTTGCTAATTTAGCAAATAATACAGTACCTCTTGCTGGTTTAAGAAATGAATTAGGTAAATTATTCACACCTTATACACGTGAATTAGGTTCTGGTATAACAGATGCTATTCGTAATAGAAACCTTATTACTGAAAATATAGCAGGTGATGGCCAATTACCTATTAAGTATGATTTATTAAATGGTCAACCACTTAAAGATCATAATTTCTTTGTAAGAGCTTTTAACGCTGTCAGTCCTATACAACTTAATTTAGATTATAGTCCTGGTAGAAAGTTATTATTTGACAGTGGTTATGATTTAAGAATGTCTACTTATTATTCACCTAATGGAAATGATCTTTCTGAATCTCCAGTAATTAGATCTATGTTCCAAGAGGCTATTGGTAAACAAAATCTAGAAGCTCAATTAAATAGATTAGCAACTAGTCCTCAAATCATAGAATCTTTAGCAGAATATAATAGAGATCTTAGAAATGGTAATAGAGGTAAGTACGAGACAAAAGACTATTATCATAACAGGCGTATTAAAGTAATCTTTGAAAGAGCTAGAAGAAGAGCTTGGGCTCAAATTCTAAATGAACAAGCCGTCCAAACTTTAATTACAGAAGAACGTCAAAGAGATCTTGGTCAAACTAAGAAAGCATTTACTTCTGGAGGCGCTACACAACCCCTTCTCAACATGTATAAATAATTATGGCAACTACAACATTTCACGATTATGATGGGAATGGGTCAACTACCACCTTCGCCTTTACCTTTCCTACTTTTAAAGAAGCAGAAGTAGTCGTAGAAGTTGATAATGAAATCAAAACTACTTCTTCTCATTATAATATAACAAGCTATTCCACAGCTAATGGTGGAAACGTAGTATTCACTTCTGGTAATATTCCAGCAGCTGGTACTAAAAACATACGAATTTATAGAGACACAGATGTAGACAATGCTAAGGCAACTTATACTGCTGGGTCTTCTGTTAAAGCTGGGGATCTTAATAATAACCAGTCACAAGTTTTACGAGCGTTACAAGAAGAACAAAACCAAACAGTAACAACATCTCGTATAAAAGATGGAGCAGTAACCTCAGCTAAGATTGAAGATGGAACAATTGTTAACGCCGATATCAATGCGTCTGCAGCAATTGCACTTAGTAAGTTGGGTACAGGAACTCTCCCGAGTGGAATTGCTGTTAACAGTGATAATATCGCTCCAGGCACTATTCTTGTCAGTGATCTTGCTGATGATAGTATTACCAATTCGAAAATAAATTCATCAGCTGCAATAGCACAGAGTAAATTATCATTAGATGCTGATCTAACTACTCTATCTAGTATGCAAACAGGAGCTGCTACAAAGTTAGCTGCTTTAACTGCTACTGAGGTAGAAACATTAGATGGTGTAACTGCTACAACAGCAGAACTTAACTATGTAGATGGAGTAACTTCTAACGTACAGACACAGCTAAATGCTAAGCAAGCATCAGATGCTGAGCTAACAGAACTAGCTACTATGGCTAGTGATACTGCTAGTGCATTAGCTGATCTAACACAGTCAGAAGTACAGATATTAGATGGTGCTACAGTCACTACAGATGAACTAAACAAGTTAGATGGAGTAACATCAACTGCTACTAACTTGAATATAGTATCTGGTATGACGAAACAGACAACAATATCTGATTCAGATACCTCGTATCCTACATCAGGAGCTGTTGTCGATTATGTAGCTGGGCAAATAGCACCTATTGGTGGATTAGAAGTTATAGCTAATAAGGATTCATTCCCTGAAACTCAACCTGCATCAGGTGTTGTAATTAGTATCGCAGATGCTGGTGGTATTGTTGTAAATGGTAGCGGTACAAGTACTACTCCAGACACAATATCAAGTGATGCTACAGTAACTATCAATAATATTAACTCCTCATTTAACAGTTCTACTGTTGATGCTGGGGTTGGTTGGTTAGTTACATCAACAGGATCAGGTCAGATCTATAATTATCATAAAGCTAATATCAAGGAATCTGATGTAGTACAGTTAAGTGATGATATAAATGACTTTAACAGTAGATACCGTGTAGAAGATTCAGCACCTGGATCTAATAATGATGAAGGCGACCTTTACTTTGATAAAGGAGCTAACAAGATGTATGTCTATGATGGCTCATCTTGGGGTGAAGTAACATCTACAGGTGACTTTAAGTATCTAGTACCTTGTGCATTTAATACAGGTACAGGTAATGCTGCTGTATTTAATGGCTCTATATCTAAGTATGACCTTAGAGAGAACTCAACATCAGGTAGTTTAGCTAGTGTAACTAACGCTGCTCAGCTAATGGTGAGTGTTAACGGTGTTATACAGAAGCCTAATACTGGTACATCTATAGGATCTAATGATGGATTCTGTATGGTAGATGGTCATACCATTGAATTTGGTGCTAATTTACCAGCTAGTTCTGAAGTATTTGTAGTACAATCTGGTTCAGCTCTATCTATTAATACCCCTGGTGATAACACAGTTACTTCTGCTAAAATAGTAGATGATACTATTGTTAATGCAGATATTAATTCAGCTGCAGCTATAGCAGGTAGTAAATTAGCTGACGATTCAATTACTGAAGCTAAATTAGATATACATGCAGCTCCATCAGGAACTGATAAGTATTTAGCATATACTTCTAATGGAATGGAGTGGGCTACTGTAGCACAGTATACCACACCTTTAACAACTAGAGGTGATATACTCTTTAGAGATGCATCTGGAGACCAGAGACTAGCTAAAGGTACAGATGGTCAGTTCCTTAAGATAGGTGCTAATGATCCTGAATGGGCTGACGTTGTAGGTGCTGTAGCTGATGGATGTATATATGAAAACGATCAAACAATATCTAATAATTATACTATTGCTGCTGGTAAAGGAGCACACAGTGTTGGACCTATAACGGTCAATGCCACTGTAACTGTAAACGGAAACTGGGTAGTTAGCTAATGGGAAGTATTAATTTAGGTTCTAATGGAACCATAACAGGACTGGCCGTTGGTGGATTACCAGATGGCACAGTAGATGCAGATACACTTGCAGCAAATGCTGCTGGAACTGTAGATATACGAAAAGATCTATCAACACTAGCTTTACAAACTGCTGTAGATACAAACAGGAAAGCATATAATTTAAATAATAGTTTTGTAGATCAATTTGAAGATGATACTGGTATAGGAAGCCATACTACTTCAGATAGAAATACAAATGAATATGTAGATTCTTCAGTTACTACAGCTACTGCATTTAACTTTGGAACTGCAGGAACTCATGGTCAGCCTGATCTAAGAGGTTTTACAATTAAACAGACTCAACTCACAGGAGCTACAACTGGTAACTGGACTAATGATTCTGTAAAAATTAACGATAACGCAGCATATTATTCTGCTGCATGGCCTAACTTCTTATTTGATACTAATAATGACTGGAAGTTTTACGCTGCTAATTATGTAGATAGTTCTGGAGATTTTGGAGGTAGAGGTAATTCGGCTTTAAGTGTTGTCATTTTCGAAGGTGATGCTGCTGTAGCAACTGCTCCTGGTAAAGCTCCTACTTATAGCGGAAGTTCTATCTTTAGAGCAAATGCTCATGCAGACGTATCTGATGAAAGTGCTAACGATTTTGATGCTAATAACTACGATGATAGAGTTTTCACATCAACTTATGCTTCTGCTATTGGAACTACAGGATTCGGTAGAGTAAGTCAATCTGGTGGAGATACTTCTACTACCGTTAATTATAGCACTTCTAAAAGTGGTAATGGTTTAATTCTTTCTCAAAAATGGACCTCTAATGGCGATGGCGATTGTCAAGGTGTCTATGTTGATTACGATGAAAGTGCTTCTCAATTAGTAGCTGGATTTTTAGGCTCAGGTGAAAGCTGGCATTCTACTGCTTTGAAATATACAGTGACTAATGTACCTGCAAATGCAAGAGTATTTTGTGCATTTGGTATTGCTAACGCATCTACAGTTACAGCACGTTTCTCTTTGAATAGAGGTTCAGGAGCTGAGTCTAGTGGTCATGTTGATGTTGTAACTACAAGTGCTACAGGTAATGTAATAGGTGTAGCTAATACAGCAAGTTCATCTAGAACTAAAGTTTCAGGAGTAATGCTTTATAAGAATGAATCTGGTACTG